ATGGTTTAATGTCTTTGGTCCCTGATGCCGTTAAAATTGGAGTTGCCAAGAATTACGCGAAAGAAATTGGCAAAGATCTTGCTGGGTACTATAAGCAAGGCATTGAAGGACTTCGTGGATATTTTGGGACAGATGCCGAACCGCCTTCTGGGGCAGTAAAAACTGGGTCAAAGATGGTTAATCTTGAACCCGGTGATATTTACGGTCCTAAATATGTTGCCCCCGAGGTACAGGAAGTGATGGGAGATCAAGAAAAGCTCAACAAGATGGGGATCGGGGTGATGAAAAGGGTCCCTGTTGTGGGTCCTGTAGTCACTGCCACTGATGCCTTGACTAAGCTTTTCACTGGCGAAACGATTGCAGGCGGCAGCGCAGAATTGAAGCGTGCGTACATGCAAGCTACAGATGAGCAAAAGGCTGTGCTTGAAGACAAGCACCCGAACCTCACAAAGTTCGCGAGCGATGCTGGCCTCACGCCAAAGCGGGACATGAGCAACTATACGAACTGGGCTGAAAAGTCTGGCCTTCGCGCTCCTCCCAGCCGAGAGGGTGGCGGAGAAAATTCTGGCATCGCCTCTCTTGGTGGTAGGCCAAAGGGCGACGAAACAACGACCCCGACACCTGACACGCCGTCCACCACTCCCGGACGCCGCCCCGACATCTATTACATGTGGGATCTTGGTGTGAATGTTCCATCTCCGGGCGATCCGAACTATACTCAGTATCAGACATACTTGGCTGAAAGGCTGAGTGCGAGACAGGCTGTAGGATAAATTTAATGTCGAAAGCAAAGCAGGCAATTGGTGCCGTTGTGACGCTCTACAAGACTAAGCATCGCCGTAGGGCGAAACCTTTGCATCTGCGGGGTTCGAAAAAGCTTGGTCCGAAGAGCGGTGATAGGGGCAACAGGGGAAGCTTTTAACGAAGTCGGGCGGTGAGCGTTTGGGTAGGCGGCTCCTTTAATCGGCGGATGCCTCTTGGAGCGGGGCTCACATTAAGGTTTAAACATGACAACAAGCGGCACAACAACTTGGGACCCCGATATTGGGGAGATCGTGGAAGAGGCGTTCGAGAGAGCGGGCCTCGAACTCCGCTCTGGCTACGACCTTAAGACGGCTCGCCGCAGCCTTAACTTCCTTCTGACCGAGTGGGCGAACAAGGGCTTAAATCTTTGGACTGTCGCTTCCGGCACTCTCACACTTGTGCCGGGTCAGAAGACCTACACCACCGCTGATGGTCTCCCGGCTGACGCTGTGGATTATATCGAGCATGTGACGCGCACAAGCAGTGCGGGAATTCCTACCGATATTTCGCTCAACCGCATTTCTGTTTCGACCTATGCCAATATCCCGACAAAGGACCAAACTGGCAGGCCCTACCAGATCTACGTTAACCGCGCGACATCCTCTCCGCAAATCACGCTATGGCCCGTACCCGACTCCAGCACGCCATACACGCTGGCTTATTGGTATCTGCGGCGTCTTGACGATGCGACCAATCCGATCAGCCAGACAATTCAAATCCCGTTTCGGTTTTACAACGCATTGACTGCGGGGTTGGCATATCACATCGCTCTCAAGCGTCCCGAGGCTCAGGACCGCATTTCAATGCTCAAGGACCTCTATGATGAGGCTTTCCAGCTTGCGGCTGACGAAGATCGTGACCGCTCCAGTGTACGGTTTACACCATTTGTAGGGTATAATTTCTAATGAGTGTCCCCTATGCGAAAGGAAAATGGAGTTTTGCATTCTGTGACACGTGCAACCAGAGGTATGATCTCAAGGACCTAAAAATTCAAATAGTTGCAGGCCGAGCCACAAACATCAAGAACTGCCCCTATTGCCTCGACAAGGACCATCCGCAGTACTTCATTGGCCGCGTTCCGATCAATGACCCGATTGCGCTTCTTAATCCCCGCCCAGACACTGCTCAGGTAGAAAGCCGAGAGCTTTGGGGCTGGAACCCCGTTGGAAACCCCGCAGTTTACGCCACAGGACAGGTTGGGATTATCTCTCTTGTTATTAATGGCGTTAAGAGCCAAGTCACCTACTCAGGTGAGATGTAATAAAAAGAAAGAGAACAAAATGGATAAGAAGAAGCCCATCGGCTACACAAAGGAACAGACCAAATCCATGAAGGCGCTTATTGAGCGCACAGAGCCCAAGTCTGGCGACTATGTTGGCTCCGGCACTGTCACAACCGTGCCGAAGAAGAAAAAGAAGATGAAGCGGATGATGGATGGCGGCATGGCCCGCGCCGCTCCTTATGGCCGTGGTAAGGGACCCATGAGCGATGCGCTCAGCAATGCTATGCCCGTTCGTGGTGGCGGTGGTGTTCCTGTTCAGGGCCGGGATGGTGTTGTTGTCCCGCCCATGCGCCCAGAAGGCAAGAAGATTCCCGGTCAGATTCGGGATCGCTTGATGAGCATGATGGGGCGGGCTGGTAAGGGTACAGAGTACCCCGGTATGCCCAAGATGGGCGGCATGATGGCCCGTAAGGCTGGCATGAAGGGCGGTGGCCTTGCTCGTAAGGGCATTGGCATGGCTCTCGCCAAGGGTGGCCTTGTGAAGGCAAATGGCTGCGCTCAGCGCGGTAAGAGCAAGGGGAAGATGGTATAATGGCAAAGCAGAACGCACGGCTCAAGCTTCCCTCCGATGCCACAGTTGAGAATGGCATGAGGCGGGGTGTGAATGTGGGCAATATGAAAGTGCTCAAGAAGCCGCTCAAGATGCGTGGCGGTGGCGCTGCCACACGGGGTTTGAAGATCTCGGAGAAGCAGGGCTAATATGTCCTTCACCTACGCACAGCTTGTAGACGCTATCCACGGGTATCTCCAGACAGATGCCAATGGTATCCCGACTGCCGATATGAACACAATCATTCGGCAGGCGGAGCAACGTATCTATTATGATGTGCAGATCCCTGTTCTCAAGAAGAACGTGACGGGGACATTATCGAGCGGAAACCGCTACCTCTCTACTCCGACAGACTACCTCGCCACATATTCAATTGCTGTGAATAACAATGGCAATTATGAATACCTCCTGCCGAAAGATGTGGCGTTCATGCGCGAAGCCTACCCTTTAACCACCACCACTGGTGTGCCGCGCTACTACTCTCTCTTCGATAACGACACGATCATTCTCGCACCCCCGCCGAACTCGAACTACGAGGTTGAGCTTCATTACTTCTATGAGCCTCAGTCGATTGTGGAGGCAACATCCGGCACATGGCTGAGCGAGAACGCCGAAACCGCCCTTTTGTATGGATGTTTATTCGAGGCTTATTCCTACCTAAAGGGTGAAGCGGATCTTATTTCGCTCTATGCGGGAAGATACAAGGAAGCTATCGAGGCTCTCAAGGTTATCGGTGAAGGCCGTAACCGTTCCGACACTTATCGGAATTCAGAACCCCGCATAACTCCAAATTAGTGAAGCAACATGATATCCACGGCACTAACAACCAGTTTCAAGAAGCAACTTCTTGAGGGCAAGCATAATTTCAGTGCTGCCGGGGGCGACACATTCAAGATTGCGCTCTACGCATCTTCCGCTGTTATCGGGGCAGAAACAACAGCCTACACTGCGGTGGGGGAAATCACTGGTGCTGGCTACACTGCTGGTGGCACCACACTCACAAACGTGGACCCGACAACATCCGGCACAACTGCATACGCAACATTTCAGACTGTCTCTTGGCCCGCCGCAACATTCACGGCGAACGGGGCTTTGATTTACAACGCAAATGCGGCGAACGCATCTGTTACCTCTCTGGCCTTTGGCTCTGACCAGTCTGTAAGCAACGCCACATTTGAAATCATCTTCCCAACGGCGAATGCTTCATCTGCCATTATTAGGATTGTTTAAACATGGTTTGGAAGGAAGTCTACGAAAAGGGTATGGAAATAGACTTTCTTGCCAACACAGTAATCGTAAACTTTGACATTCCATTTTTTTACGAAATTCCGACAGATCAAACCCCGAACTGGGTTTCTGTAATCGACACCCAAACTCCAAACTGGAACCCCGTGGTAACCTGACATGGCATCAACTTATTCTCCCAATCTTCGCCTTGAACTCATCACCACTGGTGAACAGCAGGGCACATGGGGCTCCACCACCAACACAAACCTCGGCACTCTTCTTGAGGAAGCTATTGGCGGCTATGTGTCTGTCACCGTGTCGGATGTCGCCGACACCACCCTCACAACAAGCAACGGCTCCGCAGACCAGTCCCGCAACATGGTCATCAACCTTACGGGGGCTCTTACAGCCACTCGCAATGTGATCTGCCCCGCGATTGAAAAGCTCTATGTCGTGAAGAACGCCACCACTGGCGGTCAGTCGGTTGTTTTCAAAGTGAGTGGTCAGACGGGCGTAACTGTCCCCAATGGCATTATCGAATTTATTTATGTTGACGGAACGGACGCCCGCTCCATCACAGGGTCTATCGCAATCCAAGATGCCAACAATGTAGCCATCACTGGCGGCAGTATCATAGGTATCACAGACCTTGCTGTTGCAGATGGTGGCACTGGTGCTTCTGACGCTACAACGGCAAGAACCAATCTCGGGATCGGAACGATTGGAACCCAGAACGCAAACGCCGTTGCGATCACTGGCGGTACTGTGGCGGGCGTCACTGTATCAAATACATCGATATCAAACGTGTCCGTTATCGCGAATGCCTCCAGCCTGAGTGTGAGAGATAGCGATGGCTCGAATATCCTTTCGATTGCTGTTGGATCGAACCTCACAGCGAACACAATCCTTACACTCACAACTGGTGCCACATCGAATAGAACTCTCGATATCTCTGCATCAAATGTGACAATCTCCACTGCTGGTGCCGCACTCATTGACGATGCTGACGCTTCCGCTCAGCGCACTACGCTCGGCCTCGGAACGATTTCCACGCAAAACGCAAACGCCGTTTCGATCACTGGTGGATCGATAACTGGCATTACAGATCTTGCTGTTGCTGACGGCGGCACTGGGGCATCTGATGCAGCGACTGCAAGAACCAACCTTGGAGTCGGTACGCTTGGCACACAGAACGCCAACGCTGTTGCAATCACGGGCGGTACAATTGTTGCGAATGCTTCCGGCATCTCGATCAGGGACGCTGACGCTTCGAACGTGATGACGATAGCTGTGGGATCTAACCTCACAGCCAACACAGTGCTGACATTAACTACTAGCGCGGCATCAAATAGAACGCTTGATATCTCCGCCTCGAACGTGACAGTCTCTGTTGCTGGCGCGGCTCTTATCGATGACGCAGATGCCTCTGCTCAGCGCACTACACTTGGTCTCGGCACAATCGCGACACAGGATGCGAACGCAGTAAGCATTACTGGCGGCTCCATAACTGGCGTAACAGATATGACCGTATCTGATGGCGGCACTGGTGTGTCAAGCTTTACAGCCTATTCAGTTATTGCGGGTGGTACAACCTCTACAAGCGCGCTTCAAAGCGTCTCGGGGCTTGGTTCCTCTGGAGATGTTTTGACATCAAATGGTGCTGCTGCTCTACCTACTTGGCAGGCGGCAAGTGGCGTCCCTGTTGCCTCTGTAATACCGTATGCAGGAACATCAGCCCCCACCGGGTGGCTTCTATGCTTTGGACAAGCAATAAGTCGCGCAACCTATGCGGCTCTTTTTGCGGTGGTCGGCACGACTTACGGCTCTGGTGATGGATCTACCACGTTTAATCTTCCTGATCTTCGTGGCCGCGTTGTTGCGGGTGAAGACGATATGGGCGGCACTTCTGCCAATCGGCTCACAGGACTCTCCGGCGGAGTTGACGGTGACATTCTTGGTGCTGCTGGCGGAGCAGAGACGCACACACTGACCACGGCGGAGCTTGCTTCACACTCTCACCCAGCATTTTACACCAGTGACACTGGCGGTGGTGCAACTGGTGTTATCGGCACAAGTATCCAGTCCGCTAACTACACCGCGAACACTGCTAGTTCTGGCTCTAGTACGGCTCACAATAACGTGCAACCGACATTTATCTTAAATTACATTATCAAGACGTAAGGTATCACAATGAAGGTCACAGTTGTATTTGAAGATAGCCTTATCCTTGTTGATCTCATCCCAAAGTCAAACTTTGTATTTCAAGATGTTGATCCCAACTGGCGCGTTATTCAATGGCAAGATGACCGTGGATGGGTTGAAGTCCATCGCGGAGAACGCTTATGGATTAGTGATTTTTCCTTTGTTGAACCATATGTTGAACTCTGGAACAGCGTTACTTCCGAAGGGTGATGGGAGAATAAAAAATGATCGAAGAACTCATCGCAATGGTCTTCCGGACTCGCAACCAAGCACATCTCGCCCATTGGAAGACGAAATCCTATGCTGAGCATAAGGCTCTTGGATCGTTTTATGATGACCTTATCGACGCCCTCGACAAGCTTGTAGAGGCTTGTCAGGGCTCGAAGGGCATCGTTGGTCATGTTGATCTGTCCTGCAAGGATGAGTCCGTGGAGATCATCAAGTGCCTCACAGATGACGCCAACTGGATTTCCCGTAACCGCGCCAAGATCGGTCATGGTGTCCCGGCACTCGAAAACATCCTTGATGAGATCGTGGCCATCTACCTCAAAACCCTCTACAAACTGAAGAACCTTTCTTAAGGGCATTTAAATGCTCGCCAAAATCAAATTACAGCCGGGTATTAATCGAGACTCAACCAACTACGCAAACAGCGGTGGTTGGTTTGATTCCGATTATATTCGCTTCAGAAATGGCTTGCCCGAGAAGATTGGCGGCTGGACAAGGATCTACGCCAATCAGGAAGCTCTTATCGGGAAGTGCCGAAAGATGTATGATTGGTCGAGTTTGATCGGCACTCAGTATCTTGCCTGCCCGACGAATATCAAGTTCTATGTTGATAACACATCGAGCATTGTTGATATTACCCCGCTTCGCCGCACTGCAAGCCTCTCCTCGAATCCAATTTACACAAATGCAGGGAATAGTTCTGAAGAGCTTCTTGGCGAAAATGTTGTTGGCTTTGCAATTGATTTCACAGCAAATAATTATTACATCCGAACCGCTCAGTCAGACATTGAACAGCCGAATATTATCGTTATCACTGACGTAAATCATGGCGCAGTTGCTGGTGATTACATAACGATCTCCGGCTCGACAAGTGTAAATGGCATCACAGCATCTCAAATAAATCAAGAGTTCGTGATCTTCCAAGTCATAGACAGCGATACATACGCCGTTGTGACAACGGGATATGCAACGGCCACAGGCTCTGGCGGTGGTTCAAGTGTGGTTGTAAAGTATCAGTTCCATCCCGGCATTGCTCAGACAGCCGTTTTTGAAGGCTGGGGTTCTGGCCCGTGGGGCGGCATATCTGGTTCCTATGGTTGGGGATTCGGCCCCGCAACAACCCTCACGACATATTACAGCGGCCTATGGACAGTGGACAACTACGGCGAGGACATGATTGCCTGTCCGCGTGACCTCACCAATAGTTATGTTCTCGGCAATAATCCAATCGCCACAACAAACACAAGCAATGTGATCACCGTTACGCAGGCCAACCATGCGTTCTCAAATGGCAATGCGATTATTATTGGGAATGTCACAAGCGAGATCGGGGGCATCCCGGCAAGCCAACTTAACGGCACTCAGACAATCACGGTTGTGAATGCCAACGCCTACAGTTTCACCGTGGCGAACACAGCCACTTCGAGCGCTTCTAGCGGCACAGGCGCTTATGCGTTTACATCTTCCATCATTTACTGGGATATCACCGATGATGACGGCCCCGCAGTGAGTCTTAGCAATCTTGGGTCTGCATATGCGAAGAAGTATCTTCCATATGTGGCCGCTGAAGTCATGGTGTCGGACCAGAACCGTCAGATCATTGCATATGGCTGCAATCCATATGATGTGACGCAGGGACAAGACCCAATGATTATCAGGTGGTCTGATTCTTCTGACCCCACAAACTGGGACATTGCCGACACGACAAAGACATCCGGTGAGCAACGGCTTTCTTCGGGGTCTTATATCGTTACCGCAATCCAGAACCGCGAAGAGATCCTTATCTGGACCGATTCATCGCTCTACACGATGACTTATGTTGGCCCTCCGACAGGATATGGATTCAATCTTGTCGGCACCAATTTTGATATTATCGGCCCGAACGCCAAGATCGTGACTGGTGCGGTTGCGTACTGGATGGGCACAAACAACTTCTACGCCTACAATGGTAAGGTTGAGCCCATGCCCTGCACCGTCAGGGATTATGTGTTTCTTGATCTCAGCAAAGATGATGGCGATAAGGTTTATTGCTCAGCCGATTCCGGCAACAATGAGATCATCTGGTTCTACCCTTCTGAGAGCCAAGGCGGGACTCCCGGCTTCCGCGAAGTTGACCGTTATGTTGTTTACAACTATGCGGAGGGTGCGTGGTATTATGGGTCTATGGCGAGAACGGCATGGATTGACAGGCGCACACACCCGACCCCGCGCTCTGTGAGCCCTGATGGATATCTCTATAATCAAGAGACGGGCTTCGATGATGGCTCCACAAGCCCCGCATCCCCAATCAATGCCTATATCCAGTCCAGCCCGATTGAAATCGAGGATGGAAACAACTTCCTATTCATCAATCGCGTCATCCCTGATTTAACATTCCGCAACTCCACAACCAACAACGGCACTCAGCCTATTGTTAAGTTCACCATTAAGCCACAGGATTATCCGGGTGGAGAAATTGGTGTTGGTGATGAACGGGATGTGCAGAGGAATAGTGCCGCAACACTGAACGTGAATAGATTCACCAACCAAGTGTTTACACGACTTCGCGCGAGGTCTGTGGCCCTCCGTGTTGAGAGTGATGTTATTAATGTATCTTGGCGTCTCGGGGTTCCAAGGCTTGATATGCGGCAGGATGGACGCAAATGACAACGAACTCTGCACTACCACTTCCTCCAAAGGACTACAGCCAAGAATACATGAATAGGCTACTTAAGCAGCTTAGTCTTGTTATTGCAAAAATTAACGCCGTTCGGCCACTCACCGTTGGTTCAGACTTGAGCCAGCAAACGGTTGGATATCCCATTTCGGGGCTCACAATTGTGAATGTCCCGACCTCTTCCGCAAATCTATCTTCCGGCAGTGTGTGGTCCGATGGCGGCACACTCAAGATTGTGAGCTAAAATGTATTTCAACAACATCCCTCAGAACTTCGGTCTTGCTCCCGAACAGGACCCCAATCAACTTATGCAAACGCCTGTTCTAGGCTATAATCAAGGCATTGGAGGCATCCAACCCCAGCAGAGGAATGAGTACCAGCCAGCCCCGCAGCTTGGGAATGTCAGCGGTACATCCTCCACAACTGGCATTGGCGGGAAATCAATCACGCCTTTGATGCCCTATAGCAAGAAGGGTCCGGGCCAGACAATGGCGGAAGGCGGTGGCGTCAAGCGCACTGAGCCGGGTTATCTCGACTACCTCGCTACAGCAGCCCGCAACGCCGCAGACAAGGCTTCCTTCGGCACTGCCAAATATGGGATTGCCGCTGGCGACTACAGCTATGACGCCCTCATGGACATGATGGGCTACGAGAACGATGCGGACTACTACCGTTCCCTTGCTGAGCAAGAATATGCGATGAAGGAAGGCGAGGAGAAGATGCCGGAGGCCGCTATGGCTGGAGATATCGCTGGATATGCAGCCCCGTATCTCGCTGTTGGCCCCGCTCAGTCTGCCCTTTCTGGCCTTGGCTACTTAAGCGATTATGGCTCGAAGGCCGCTTCTCTCGCTCAGCTTGCACGCCGTAGCATGGGTTATGCCGCAGGCGGTATTGTGAAGCAGAACCTCGCAAAGGGTGGTGTGGTCGCTGATGGCATCGCAGCACTTCGTGGTCAGCATCCTGACCCTAGGTCAGCCCTTGATGCCTACGATAAAACATTTGGCACTGATGCCACGGCAGAACTTATGCGCTCCTATGCCGATGGCGGTGTGGTGAGTGGCCCCGGATCTGGTGTGGCGGATTTGATCCCCGGTTCTATCGATGGCCGTGAGGATGTAAGAATCGCAAGCGGTGAGTATGTGATCCCGGCTTGGGCGGTCGCCACACTTGGTGATGGCTCCACAGAGGCTGGTGCTAGAGTTCTTGACGCGATGGTGGCCCGCCTTCGTGAAGAAGGCTCCGAGCGTATTATGGGCACCGAACCAATTGAACCCAACGAATTTCTTCCGGCGTAAAAATGGCAGAGAAAAAGACAGGCTACGGCAAGGATCTTGAGGCATACGTTCAGGATATGCTTGCGCGGGCAAAAGCTGGCGCAGCAGCGGCACAGACCTATGGCTATCCTGAAGAGTCAGACTTCACAAAGTCCTACTATGCCGGAATCCCCAGCCTCTACATGTATGGCGACCCCGAGCAGCTTCAGGCCCTCCAGAGAACTCAGGGGCTCTACGGTGCTTATGGTGAAGCAGGTCAGTATGACAAAACCCCGTTTGCTGATATTGGGGCTTTGTACCAGAGTGCTGGCGCATATGGCCCGACAAACTTCGGGGACATTGAAGGTCTTTATGGCACTGGGTCTGCATATGCTCCAACGTCCTATGATGACGTTGAGTCAATGTATTCTGGCATTGGTCAGCTTACCCCGACACAGTATGGTGATATTGCAGAAGGCTATAGGGCTGCGGGGCAATACGCGCCGAGCGACTATTCCGGGGTTCAGGCTGGATATGAGGCCGAGCGCGGATATACCCCGCAAGAATATCAGATGGCCGACTACACCGCTCGAAATATTCAGGAGCGCATGTCGCCTTATGAGGAGCTTGTCGCCAGCAGGCAAAAGGCTCGTTTAAAGAAATCCTATGATGAGGCTCGCGGCGAGAGAGAGCTTCAGGCAATCCGCTCTGGTGGCTTTGGTGGATCTGGTCAGGCTATTCAGGAAGAAATTGCACGCAGAGATTATCTTGATCGTCTTGCAGACTTGGACGCACAGAGCCTTCAGGGCGCGTTTGAATCTGGTGCTGGCCTGTACAGCAAAGAGATGGCTGATCGCCTTGCTGCACAGCAGGCTGGAGAGGCTTCTCGCCAGTTTGGACAGCAGGCTGACTTCTCTAGTCTCGAAGGTTTGATGGCATCCCAGCAGGCCGCTGAAGCTTCTCGGCAGTTTGGCCAGCAGGCTGGCATGGCCAGTCTCGCGGGGCTTATGGGGACAAGGGACGCTGAACAGCGGGTTCTTGAATACCAGAAGCAGTTGCAGCTTAATGTTCTCAACGGCACTATGGATGCACGGCAGGCTGAAGAAGCCTCTCGCCAGTTCGCTGCAAACCTTGGTCTCGCTGGAGCGGAAGGCACTCTTGCCGCAAGGCAGGCTGGTGAAGCCTCTCGTCAGTTTGGCAAGCAGACTGAGTTCTCTGGCCTTGAAGGTCTTATGGGTGCCCGTCAGCAGGATGCAGCACAGACTGCGGCTGCAAAGGAAGCAGAATTCGCTGGCCTTGCTGGCCAGACGGGAACCGCTCAACAGCAGGCTCTTCTCGCTGAGCAGCGCAAACAGATGCAGCTTTCAAATCTTGCAGCACAGCAGGCTGCGGGCCAGCAGCAAGAAGAGAGGGATCTCGCCAAGGCGCAATATCCTCTTGGCATCGCCGCTCTTCAGGGAAATGTACTGACCCCTCTTTCTGGCGGCACGAATCAAATCCCTCAGTCAACCCAGAAAACATCCACGATGCAAAACATCCTTGGCGGGCTTTCTGCTGGCGCTGGTATTGTATCTGGTCTCGGTGGGCTTGGCGCAATTGGTGGCGCGGTGAAAGGAATTGGAAGTGCTCTTGGCTTTGGTGGTGCTGGCGGTGGCCTTGTCCCGAATGGCTTGCAGCGCCGTTACCGTGGCGGCGGTCTTGCAGACTTTGAACCCCAGTACTACGACATGTATGAGCGGTAATCCCGAGCGGGAAATTTTTAAGCCCCGCATCTGTTTTCAGAACAAATAATCCCGAGCGGTAAAAATGCCCAATATCATTGAACAGCAAGATCTTCTCAAGGGCCTTCCCGACACAAGGCTCATGACGCTTCTTCAGAACCCCGTGGGAGATATCCCGCCGTTTCTTGTTGCGGCAGAGGCTCAGAGGCGTCAGCAGATCCGTCAGCAGTTTGCGGGGTCCGGAAGCAAGGAATCAGTGGTTGACACCCTGACAAAGCAGCTTGCGAATGTGCCGCAGAATGTGAATGCCCCCGCTCGCACTCCTCCCACGATCCCTCAGACACCCCAGATGCAGGGCGTCATGGCACTCCAGCAGCAACAGGCGATGACTGACATTGCTCAGCAGGCTCAACCGCAGACTATGCGCGGTGGTGGTATGGTGCAGAGGTATCAGTCTCAGGGCCTAGTGCAGAGGATGGGTGAGCTTTACGGGTCAAGAAGCCCTACCGTTCAGCAGCTTTCGAGCATGACGCCAGAAGAACTCGCCGCTCTTCGAAAGTACCAGAGCGATCAAAATATGAAACGTTTAAATGAGCAAGCCCAGATTACCGGAGGTAGATACGGTCAGGGCATGGCTTACCAGCGAGAGCTTTTGGAGAATCGTCTTTCGGGGCCGTTCGCTGGTTTTGCTTCGCCTGAAAGCACGGTTGAAGCAGCTAAGAAGCTTCAGGATCTTCCCTCTGAAGAAGAGATGAACCGGACGCTTGATACTGGCAAACCTCTTCCAAGCACCGCAAATAATCGTATTTTCCCAACCATCCCCGCCGGAGCTTCAGGTGGCATGAGCCTCACCACTCCGCCAAAGGCACCTGTGCGTCAAGCAGAACCCCCTCCTCCGGAACCCGGCGAAACCACCGACGAATACCGCGCCCGCCTTGAGGAACTCCTTGCCGCACAACAGCCCTCAGATTGGGAAAAGGCTCAAGGGTACTTTGCTATGGCGGAGCAGTTCCTTGATCCGTCCAAGACCACGATGCAGAGCCTTGTTGGCGCAGGTCAGGCGTTTGCACAGTCTGCGGCTGAGCGGGACAGAGCACAGCGTGAGGCAGAGCTTTCTCTTAAGAAGGGCTTGCTTGAGTACGACATGAGCCAAGCTGCGGAAAGAAGCGCCGCCGCACGGGCGGAGCGCGAGAGGACAAGCTTTTCCGCCAAAGAGCAAGCTGATATTTTTGTGAAAAGAAGCGAATCACTTGCCCGCCTGATTTCCGAAAAGGAACGGCAAGTTGCTGAAATGACAAGCGATCCGCTGTCAGCCAGCATGGACCCCACCTTGAAAGATCGCGTTGATGCTCTTAAGAAAGAAATTGAAGATCTTTACATAAAGAAAGATCAGGTTGACGGTAGTCTTTCTACGCTTGGGGAATCGGCATATGGCCCCATTGCATTCGACACATACAGCCTAAAAACAGGCTTGAGGACTCGGTAAGGTTTAAACATGGCGCGAATCGTTTACGTTCCAGAACTGGGGCGGTCGTTCTCTTTCAAGGATGGCGCAACAGATCAGGAGGTTGACTCTTTCTTCAAGAGTGCTTTTCCGACTTCGCCTTCGGCTGGCGTTGCGTCTGAACCTGCGCCGCCACCCGCTCCAACAGGCCCCGATGAATCTAGCATTCTCGGGCGCTTTGCCTATGGTGCTGGGACCGGGTTCACTGACATTCCGGGCGGTATTGCCTCTCTTTTTTATCCCGCTGAAGAGGCGGCTAAGACTGCCCCCGGACAGTTTTCTGAAGAAGCCCGCAAGTATCTTCAGGAAACATTCGGCATTGATCCAACAAAAGATCCAACTGCCGCACAACAGGCTGCACAGGCTCTTGGCAGCGTTGCGTCATTCCTTGTGCCGGGTTCTGCCGTTGCGAAGGGCGCAAGCCTTGCAGGGAAGACCGCTGCGGCTGCTGGTAGAGCGGCCACAGTCACGGCTGGCGCACAGGGTGTTGCGCTTGGCGCAGAAGGTCGCGCTGAAACAATCCGCAACCAGCTTGCATCTGGCATGGATATCAGCGAAGAACAGCAGCTTGCGGCGCAGAGGCTTAGCGGCCTTATTGGCGCATCTGAAGCGCTGCCCATTGGAAGGTTCTTCGGGCCTCTCCAGCAGCTTCTCAGCAAGGTTCCCGTATCACAGGCCCCGGCACTCAATAAGATTGTGCAGAGCCGTCTTGGCCGTATTACACGCGCTGGTGCCGCTGAAGGCGCACAAGAAGTGGCGTCCGGTATCGCCAATGACATCATGGAATACGGGATCTATAATCCCGATGTTGAGATTGGTCAGGACATCCTGAGCAATGCAGGCACTGGCGCGTTTGCTGGTTCGTTTGTCGAAGGTGTGATCCAGCTTGCCGCTGGCCGTAAGCTCCGCCCTTATCGCCAGCTTCAGGAAGACCTCGCCAAGGAGAGTGCTGTAAACGCTCAGGCTCAGCGTCAGGGTGAGATCTCCCGCGCCGCAGAAGAGCTTCGTCAGTTCAATGTTGAGGGTGATGTTGAAGTTGTTGAGGATGACTTCGATGGCATTTCTCGCTTCACAATCCGCACCCCCGCTGGCAACACCGTTGGAGACTTCCTCGACCCGGTTGAGGCCGAAGAAGCCATTGATATTTATAAGAAGCGTACTGACGCTAAGGTTACAGTTCGCAAACCATCCGAGCTTCCGAGCGTGTTCCCCGCGAAGATCAATGGCAAGGAATACCAGACCACCGATGAAGTGATTGCGGATCGCGACAGCCTTGTAGCCGAGGCTGAAGGCTTGGCATCCTATATGTCCCGGCCTGATGTCATTAAGCGCGAAGCTACTCGCCAGAATGTTTCTGAGGCTATGATCAAGAAGGCAACCGAAGACGAGGTTGCCGACATGACCAAGAAGATCACGAAGCTTAATGATTTTGTTGCTGCCGCGAAGCCATTCCCTGCTCGTGATGAACTCGGAGAGGCTATCCCCAAATCTCGCGCATTTTTCCTTTCGCGCGCAGGACAGCCAGCCACTCCCGAGGCTGTGGTGCCGGAAGGAACAGTGCCGGAAGCCATAGCACCGGAAGCAGCACCAGAAGCTATTACACCTGAAGTCGTTATGCCCGAGGCAATGGCCCCGGAGGCTCCCATAGGGGCCGCTGAAGCCGTTTCGGGTGAAGGACCTATCACAGAAGCCCCTGCAATTGTGGAGGCTCCTGAGCCAGTATCTTTGGCTCAGCCGGAAGCCCCGACCATTACAGAGGCTCCTGAGCCTTCTGCGCCACCTGTGGAAGGCGTTCCGGAGGAGCCCCGATCCCTTGCTGGCCCTCTTAAGGAAGCACCTGCACCCCGCCGCACCTTTGCTCAGGCAGAGGCAGAAGGGCCTATCTTGCGGGATTACAATCAGGCAACAATTGATCGCTATGCGGGTATCTACACCGCACTCAAGAGCAGGCTTTCGGGCAAGGTGCCGAAGGATGTTGAAGTAAAGCTTGAGGAGCTTATCGGCACGGACAGAAATCTGCTTATCCGTGGGCAGGCCCGCGTTGAGAAAACCCCGAATGGGATCAAGAGCGTTGTGGACCTCTCTACAGGTATTCTCCGTCCGGACATGACGGTGGAGCAGGCCGTGGCCGAACTTGCTGAAACGCTCAACCACGAAATCATCCACGTTCTCCGTGATCAAGGTGTGATCCGCCCCGCAGAGTGGAAGATCCTTTCTCGTGCCGCCGTCAAAACAAAGGTGCCGGGAAGATCCTACACATACCTCGACAAGGCCCAGACCATTTACACGCCCGGTGGCCGACCCATCTCTGAACTCTACACAGACCCTGACGCGGTGATCGAAGAAGCCGTGGCCGAGATGTACAAGGACTGGGTAAAGAACAAGAACTCCGCTGAGCTTGGCAAGAGTGCCGATGGTCAGAACTCACGGGGCCTTCTCAACCGCATCACCGAATTCTTCCGCAGCATCTTTCGCATCCTCAAGGACAACAAGTATCAGGAGATCTTCAAGGGCATCGACGCTGGTGAAATTGGTGCGCGTGAAGGTGTGGGTCGTGAGGCTTCAACTCGCTTCTCCGCAGCCCCTGCGCTTAACTCTGAAGAGTTCAAGCGGTGGTTCCGCAACAGCAAGGCAGTGAACCCTGACGGGAGCCCATTGGTCGTTTATCACGGCACAGACAAGACATTTGAGGAGTTTGATAGGAGTAAGCTTGGGAAAGGGAGGAGTTCTCAAGCTGGATTCTTTTTTGCTACAAATCCCGATCAGGCAAGCTCGTATTCGCGGAGAAATATAAAGATCAGTGACGATGGCGACTTCCGCCCCTCTTCTGGTTTTGACAACATCAAGCAGATGATGGGCTTGAAGGAGTTTGCTCCGCAAGTCCTTCCGGTCATGCTTTCCATTCAAAACCCATATCTCTCGACAAATCGCGGCTTAGATGGCAAAAGCACTGAAGAGCTTCAGAGGCAGGGGTATGACGGTGCTTTAATTGAAGAGCCCGGTGGCGACCCAATTTGGGTGGCGTTTTCCCCTACTCAAGTAAAGTCTATCTTCAACCAGTTTGAAGAAGGCGCAGCGACAAGCCAGCGCTTCTCTGCGGCACCCGCACTGAATTCTGAGGACTTTAAACGCTGGTTCAAGAACAGCGGCGTTGTTGATCGCAACAAAAAGCCAATGGTTGTCTACCATCATGGCACATTCACTTCTGATGGAAACTTTGTCCCCAAAACCCCGATGCACTTTGGCACGCTTGAAGCTGCAAAGGAGAGGGCTTTTGGCAAGCGCACAGAAGAAAGCCTCCTTGCCGTTATCGCATATCAGGATGACAGCGGTCTATGGCATTGGGATGATGGCAGCGGATTCACCTCTGAGGAGGCTGGCGAGGCTGGCTATGTAAGCGAATCAAACGCCATTGCCGCAGGGAGGAGAGACGTTCTCAATAGAGATGAGAACTCAGATGTTGAAGTTGATGATCTTGGCGTAACCGTTCCTGTTTATTTGAGCATCCAGAAACTTAAAAGAGTGCCCGATGTTGGCGGCGCAAACGGAGAGTGGGACGCTGAAATTGAAAAGGCAAAAGAAGAAGGATTTGATGGCATCGTTTACAAGAACCTTTACGAGGACAAAGGTTCAGATAGCTACATCGCGTTTTATCCCGAACAGGTAAAAACACCGGACTCAAGATTCTCTTCTGATTCTCAGGACATTCGATATTCTGCGGCACCTCTCCCCCCCTACATCGAAGCCAAGAATCGTACTCTCTTTGTGCCGGAAAAGAAGCAGTCGATTGCCCAGAGCATCTTTGATTTCTTCACGGGGCCGTCAACAGAAGAGAGAATTCTCAACAGCCCGATGTATGGCAACATCACCGTGAAGGGTGGTTACTTCGGCACACGCGCAAACCTTGCCCGCAGGGTTTCGCTTGTTGACAGGCATGCGGCGTTTGACCTTATGGAAAAAATTGCGAACGAAAGAGACACGGGCAATTACCAGCGCCGTGAAGCCACACAGTCTGCTGTTGTGGCATTGGCTATGGCCGACAGAAAGTCGCAGCTTACGGCGTCTTCAGTCATGCTCGGGGCTCCAACGATTGAGTTTACACGCCCCGGAGACATCCAGTCTGCCACAGTTGCTGTGCGTGATGATGCCGACAAGCTAATCGATATCTTCCGCGTCATGCTCCAGCCGGGGCCTGTTGACCCCGCCACAAACGAGCCCCGCGATAAGCGAACGATCTTCAAAACTTACGCAACAGCAATGCGCGCCATTGGACTGAAGGCTGCTGGTAAGCCTGTGCCGCGTGAGCTTGATGACACCTACATCAACACCACAATCCAGTTCACACAGCAGAACTACCCTGAAATTGTGGAGGCCTACAAGTCTTATCAGCGCTTCAACAAGAAGCTCCTTACTGCCGCTCGCGATGCTGGCCGCATCACAGATGCGGAGCTTGGAAGGTTCACACAGCAGATGGACTACTACGGCTTCTATCGTGAGCTTTATGAAGAACAGCTTACACCCGGCGCTCCGTCAAGGCTTGCTGGCGACATTAAGATTCGTGAGTATAAGGGCTCGCAGCGCGGTGAGCTTATCGAAGATCCGATGCTTGTTATCCTGAGCAATGTAAACTTCTGGATGGGTGCAATCACGCACAACATCGCGGTCACGAAGGCGTTTGAGCTTGCGAAGAACATGGGTGAAGCCCGTCTTCTCGGGGCTTCAGAAAAGCCCGATCTTTCTCGTGGCGAATCCGAACAGGTGATGTTCTACCGCAAGGATGGCGTTCTCAAGAGGTTTGCCGTCAAGGACCCGCTTCTCGTGACATCGCTTGGTGCCGATGACCGCACCGACATGGGACGCGCGATGGAGATTCTCGGGATGCCGACAAGTGCAATCCGCGAAACGATCACACGCGACCCCGCATTCATGGTTGCCAACCTTCTCCGTGATACTCTTTCTTCTTGGATCACAAGCGGTGAGGACATCACTCCCTTTATCGGCACCGCGAAAGGATTCGCAAGTGCCCTTAAAGGCTCGGCAAGCTTCCAAGCCCTGATGGGGCGTGGTGTGGTTGGGTCACACGATCTTGCCATGCGTTCCCCCGCAGAGATGGCGGCGATCATCCGGCGCAGGGCATTGCCCGGGAACGTGCTGAACATCGCAAGCACTCAGGGTGCCCAAGGCCTCATTATGGCCGGGTGGGACAGGCTTGGCGTTTGGTCTGAAGCATCTGACGCCGCGACCCGTATCGCGGTGTATGAGGCCGCGATCAAGAGCGGCATGAGCGAGGCAGAGGCTGCATTCCGCGCCATTGAGATTATGAACTTCAGCAGGAGAGGATCGAGCGGATTGCTCAAGATCCTCACCCAGCTTATCCCGTTCTTGAATGCCCGTATTCAGGGTATGGATGTGCTGTATCAGGCTGGCAAGGCTGGCATCATGACTGCCAGCGGATATCGCCTTGGGGAGCGTGACGCCAATCTTGGTAAGAAATTCTTGGTGCGCGGCACAATGCTTGCAGCGCTATCCGTTGCTCTTGAGATGATGCTTGAAGATGACGAAGATTACAAAGACATTCCGGACTATGTGAAGAACAGCAATCTTCTTATCCCGCTCAAGTGGTTCGGTATTGAAGGCGGGTATTTCGCGGCCATTCCCAACCCGTTTGAAGCTGGCCTGCTTTTCAGCACGATCCCGAGGGAAATCTACAAGGCATTCAAGGGGGAGACCTCTGTTCGTGAAGGTGCGAAGTTCTTCTTTGAGGAGTTTGCCTCTACGTTTGGTTTAAACCCAATCCCGCAAATTGCTCTTCCGGCGCTTGAGGTCATAGTCAATCACGACTTCTACACCGACCTTCCGCTCATCTCTGAAGGCAAGATGCGCCTTACCCCAGAACTCCAGTATGACTCCCGCACATCCACTGTGGCGAGGATGCTTGGCGACATCCCGATCAAGTACAACTTCACAACTGGCAAGTTTGAAGGTGTCAGCCCGATTGTGATTGACCAGCTTGTGAGTGGATATGGTGGCCCGATGGGCAGTTACCTTATGCAGGGTGTCGGCATGCTTATTGAGGCTGGAGGTGCTGGGCCTGAGAGGCTTCCAAGGGACATCACTCAACTCCCCATGATCAAGAGGTTCCTGCTTGATGCCGAATCAAGAAGCCCCAAGTCCGTGGCTCAGGCCTATGAACTCTTCCGGGTTGTCGATGAGGTGAATAGGTCTTTTAGTCGCCTTCGCCAGACTGGCGACACAGAGGCGGTGATGGACTACCTTGCGGAGAACAAGGATGTTTTGTCCTATAAGAAGTACATCTATAAGCTGTTTGATGGTTTAAACAAGATCAGCGCCCGTGAGCGTCAGATCGAGCGCGATGAAACAATGACGCGCGATGAAAAGTTTGAAGCCATGAATAAGCTCCGGGAGGTGAGAGCAAGGCTCACCTCCCAGATTAGCGAAATCAATAAGAAGCTTGGACGGTAACGGATGTCAGGTTACTGACGGCACTCTCTGCAAGTTTAGTGCTGTCAGCCTGTTCCGCATAATAAGCCGCCATCCGAATGGATTTATGGCCAAGCATAGCGGCAATCTCACTGATGGGGCGTCCATTTTCCGCCAAGGAAGATGCGACCCCCTTTCTTATTCCGTGAAACACCTTCTCAACGCCAAGGCGCTTTGACTCGCTTGCGAACAGCTTTCGGAAGTTGGAGTCACCCATCCTTTTAGTGCCGGAGACAATGTAATCTTCGGGGTTTCGCTTCGGTGCAATGGCAGACAGAATGGCCTCAAGATCCGGGTGTACCTTAATCTTCATCTCTGTCTTTGTCTTGCTCTGCGTGAGGGCAATATAACCGTCTGTGTAGTCACCCATACGCATTGCGAGGATGTCTCCTTCCCGCTGCCCGGTGTACCAAGCCAGTGCAACAGCAATTGAGATACGCTCGTCAGCTTCACTGATAAGCTTCCTTACTTCCTCGGGGTTCCATTTTTCATGGCCCTGAAGCTTGTTCTTCTTCATGTTGGCCACAGGATTGGCTGCGATAAGATCCCGGTCAAGAGCATGTCCATAGAGGATGGAAGCCACACGCAGCACAAGGTTCGCAGATCCCGGCCTATTAGACATCTCATCCTTCATCTTGATGAAGTCAGAGCGGCGAAGCTTTGTTGCGTCCCGGTCCTTAAAGAAGTGCGAAAGATTCTTAGCCCCATAGGCATATCCCCGCCAAGAAGCAACGCTCAGCTTCTTGTAGGCATCTGTGTTGCTATAGTCCTTAAACAGTTCTTCAAAAGTCACTTCTTCACCTCACCCTTTTTCAAAGCCGCTTCAAACTCGGCCTTCAGTTCAAAAAATCTTCCGCGAGCATCTTCGTTTGTTCTGAATTCAGAGCGGGACTGGACACCACAGACATCTCTGATGGCGGCAATAGCGCCAGATTGATCGCGGCTACCACTGTAACCATTATCAAAAAGCCAAGAAACGAAACGATCATTGCGGCACAAAAGACCAGCAATATCCACTGCCTTATCGCCATCTGTTTTTTCCTTTGGTTGGACCACCTCATCCTGATCGTTTAAACGCGCCAACACCATAACATACCTAGAGCCTAAAGGGTCAAGAACAAGATCCTTGGGAAGATCGTTTGGGTGGATAGCAAGCTTGAGGATATGACCATTCCTGTCTTGAGCCATCGCGATTTTTACAACTTCACATTGAACTGTATTTTTTTCAGCCCAGTTATTCACTGTTTTTACTCGCCAATGCTTTTGACATCACTATAACATCTTCATCGGTGAATTGATTTTTTGCCATATTGTAAATTTTACATACCACACGGCAATTGTCAATTGTATAGCCTTTTTTTGAGTCTATTCGATCAACACTCGGGGAGAATGGAGCCCAACTACCTTTGCGATCATTAAAGTCGAATGGAATCCCAGTTGTTTCGCAAAATCCTTTTTTGATTTTCTCCTCTATCCATTCAATTGTAAGATTGGTTTCAAACCCCGGCTTACCAAATCTCCTACCTTTCGTTTGCTTATTTATTCGGTTCATAAGCTCAACCGCTCGACCTCTTGGGCTATTGAAGTATTTTCTTTTTGTCTCCAGAGATCTCTCTTTATTTTCTGCATACCAACGTCTTGAATATTCCTTAACATGGTCTTTGTTTTTTTCATAGAACCTGCGACATCTTTCTTTGTTTTTTGCTCGCTGTTCCTCAGAACAATTCGCCCAATCATTCATATTTCAAAACCCCGGTCTTGTACTTACCACTAGAGCCTACACCCGGAACCCAAGCGAGAGTGGGCTTAGATGGTACAATTGGCTTAGCCCGCTCTTCTTCGGGGAGATCACTCTTGAACTTCTTCTTGATGATCTTCCTGTTCCAAGCCGCAAGCACTTGGTTCTTTGTGGCACCAAGCTCTTTGCCAATCTTGCCAAAGCTTTTCTTGTCCTCTTCCCTTAACTTCCTAAGCTTTGCAAGCTTATCCTCCGTCCAGAACGAAGGCTTATTCTTGTTGCTGTGTTGATTACCCATCCTTCTTCTTTTCCCGCTCCATACGGAAGAATTCGTCTATTTGGGTTCTTAATTCATCAGGCATGTAGTAGTCGAGCATGAGCGGGATCTCAACCGTTAAAACCATCACAGGCTGGAGGTCTTCGTTCGTATGAGTGCCGTAGTCAATGATTTTCATTACGACCTCTTCGGTTGGCGTTTACGGTTCTCGGTTTTGGGTACAACGCGCGTCTTGACGTTCTCAAGAGACCCGGTGCGTGGAGCGTTTACATGATGAACCTCTTTGTCATCGCCCTTTTGAACAGTACCGTTATCCATAGCTTTTTTTCTTGCTGCGTTGCGGGCTGCTCGTCTTTTTTTTTGCTCAGGTTTGGCGTGATACTCATCATATTCTTTTCGAAAGTTGCGGTCGCTCATCTCATCATTTCCTCTTCTATTCTTCCCTCGCTATAAACCTTAAATGGGAAGTATTTTTTTTCTGCAATTTTTCGAGCAGCAATCGCAGATAATTTTGAATCAAAGCTTCCAAGGTTCACTTTCTTTTGGTTAACACATATTACTGCCCGCCATTTTCCTGTGTCTGGTCTGAAAAATACACCAGTTGTTCCGCTTCTGTTGTCTTTTCTCACATTTGAATTTTGCCCGTTTTCGGAACGGGTGGCGAGCCTTAGATTTTTAATTCTATTGTCTGCTCTTTTTCTGTTGATGTGGTCTAAACATCCATCCGGCCATTTACCGTAGAAAAAAAACCATGCAAGTCTATGTGCAAGATAGAGCTTACCGTCGATCTTTATTCTTATAGCTCCATCAGACTCCAGCCCGCCAGCAATATCTCCCGGTTTTATCCAGCTTGCTGTTGGATTTTTCCAATAAAAAATCCCGCTATTTTCGTCATATATTAAAAGATCTTTTAGCCTATGCTGTGTCACCATGACATTTTCCTATTCATCTCTTCGTATTGCTGGTCAAGTTCTTCCCACAATTCAACAAACTCATTCGGCTCCCACAGGGCAAACTTAAAATAAATGTATTCTTTTAAGTACATAGACATCCAGCGTTCGCCATGCTCGATTGACCTAGCTTGATTGTGCCGACG